AGGAGCGCGGCTAGTTCTGTGGTGGATGCGGCGGCGGTTTCTATGGTGGCGGTGGTGTGACCGTAGGAGGCTTCTAGGGTCGGATTGGTGGCGCTAAGGGTTTGCGTGGTGCCAACCCATTCGCCGCGTTCTGTGTCTAGGGTGGCGGTGTTGTTCGTTGCTTCTAGCGTGGATGCAACGTCTGCGGTGTCAAATTGTGCGGCCGCGTCCACGATTGGCAGTGTGGGGGCTGTGCTGGTGGCGGTGGTGTATATCAGGGCGGCGGCCTTTGGTGTGGTGTCCAGAGTGTCGGTGGCTTGGATGATGCCGTTGCGGTCCACAAACCAGTTCACTGCTGCCGTGGCTGCAATGATGTCCATCCATGTGGTGTAGGTTGCTTCTTTGACCATGGATCCGATGAGCGGCCGCGCAGATGTGAGCGTTTTCGTGAGGGTGTAGGGCACGTTTGCGGCGGTAAGGAGGGCCGCTATCGCGGTATTCCAGGGTGTGCCGGTGGCGCGTGTTTCCTGGTATTTGGTGATCCCGGCGAGGTCGGAGACTGCGTCCACTGCGGTGATAGCAACGGTATAGCTTCCGTCTTTGGCGGGGGTTGTTTTCGTCCGGTCAATAATCCCGGTGAACAGTCGGCGGCGCGTGGTCGTGTCAATGAGGCGGACGTGGGTCCCGCGAATCAGCGAGGAGGATCGCGGGTCTAAGGCGTTGCGGAACTCCGCCGTTAAGGTGGCGATGTCGGCGCGGCCGATGAAGCCGTTGTGGTCAACGGCGCGGGTGGTTTCGATGGATAAGGCGGGGCCGATGATGGACTGCCAGGAATACATTCCGACAGCGACGCCGAGGGCTGCGCGGCCGAGGTATGAGCGGCCAAGCGCGAACCATTTGGCGGCTCCTACGTCGCTATACGGGAGCGTGAATGCTCCGAGGATCGCAGTGCCCAGGACGGCGGAGGCGAACTCTTGGCGTGGCGTGTAGGCGAGGAGGGCGAGACGTTGCGGGCCGTGAGTCTCGCTAGTGATGATGTCTATCGTTATGACTGTGTTTGCTTTGACTCCGGTGATGGCCAGCGTGGCGGGATAGTCGGTATCGAGGGTGAATGTCTTCGTCTTGCCTGCGAGGGCTGTGGCTGTGGTGGGGCTCCATACTTGGGATTGGATGGTGACGCGGGCCGATCCGGTGGATGATGCGGTCCCAGAGACGAAGGTGATGGTGATTGTCCAGGGGCGTGAGGCGTCCAGATCGTCAAGGACCGCTGAGAGTGTGGTCCCGGTCAGTTTGAGCGAGCCGTCGGCTTGGAATGTGGCGGTTCCTGTGGTGATCTCATCAGGGTGGAGGTTGCTCATCGTCCTACCTTTGTGAGGTAGGCGTCAACGGATTTGCCGATGATACGGCCGGCTTCCGCCGAAGGGGTCAGCATTTGCGCTGTGACGTTGACGGTGATCGGAGCGACCTGTGCGGTGTAGGGAATGCTGAGAGTGTCTGACAATGATGCTGATAGTTCCGGTTTGCCGAAGGATGATTTGAGTTCTCCTCCCATGGATGAGACTTGCTTCTTGACACGGGAGAATTGGCTATCGAGTCCTTCGCTGAGGCCTTCCATGATCCATTTGCCTGCGGGTATGAGCAGTTCGCGGTCATACTTTTCGGGGCCTTTGTGGTCTGCGATCCACGTGCCAACGCCGCCTACCCAGCTTTTGACGCCGTCGAAGGCTCCTTTCATGCCGTCCCAAAGTCCACTGATAATCTTTTTCCCTGCACCGTAGAGAAGGCTTCCCATGTCTCCGAGCGCGCCGGTGATTCGTGATGGTAGGCCGCCTATCCAGGACACTGCGGATGAGGCTCGCTCGATCACGCCGTCTTTGAAGGACTGGAACGCACCTGTGGCTGACGAACGCATGTTTCCTGCCAGAGCGGATAACGCGGTTCGGGACCTGCTTGGGATAGTCGAAACATAGGAGACCATTTCATCGAGCTTCGCTGCGGCGCGCGCTTTCATATCGCTAAACCATGCTCCGACGTTCCCCGGGATCTGGCCGAGGCCTCCCACAAATCCGATGATCGAATTGACTTTGCCACCGATAAAGGTGGTTATTGTTGTCCAGATTTCTGTGACCTTGGTACGGAACGCTTCGTTCGTTGTCCACAGTGTCACCAGGATGGATATAAGCGCCCCGAAAACGGCGATAAGGATTCCTACCGGGTTCGCGGCGACCGCGCCGTTGAGAGCAAGCTGGGCGAGTTTGAACGCCTCAGTTACGGCGCGGGCGGTGGCCATAACGGTTTGATAGGTCCGCCAAGCGGCAACCGCGCCACCGAGTGCTGCCGCGATCACAACAAGCGCGTCCTTGTGGTCTTTCATCCACGTGACGAGGGAGACGATACCGGGGATGAGGGAGCCGGTGATGAATGTCGTGAGGTCTTTGAGGATTGGGCCTAGGCGTTCTTGTGTTTGGCTGGCGATCTCTTTGATCCGAGGAATCCAGTCAGTCTTGAATGCGCTGGCGAGCGTTGTGATCGCGGGCTTGGCTTTCGAGTCGATGAAGGTGGTTACCCATTCGATTGCCGGGTCTAGCCGATCTGAGATCCAGCCGACAGCAGAGGACACAGCGGGGATAAGGAACGCTCCAATCTTGGCCGCGCCGTCTGTCAGTTGCGCTTTAAGTACTTGGGTTTTGTGAGCGAGGGTATCCGATTCGCGCGAGAACTTGCCGTGCATGTCGCTCGTTTGATCCATGATCAACGCGAGGGTTGCCGCCTGCTGGGCTTCGTTGGTGAAGGATCCACCAACTTTAGTGAAGCCCATCGCCGCGGCTTGCGCGTCGATAGTTGTCTGTTTGAGGCTCACTCCAAACTTTTCGATAGGATCGCGCTCACCTTTGAGAGCTGAGGAGATCGCTTCGACTGCATCGACGGTGGAGCCTCCAAACCCTGCTGAGAGATCCGCTCCGAGACTGATCAGGTCGTTGGATTTGCCTGCGAGCTGATCAACTGCGGTGCCACCGTTTTTCAGTTGGGTGCCGATGATATTGGCGAGCTCATAGTATTCGTTTTTCGCCAGACCTAAGTTCTTCGATGAAGCGGATGCGTAGTCTTTGACCTGCTGGGCCGACGTTTTGAATACATCGTCCACGGTGCCCTGAGATTGTTCAAGGTCGGAGGCGGCTTTCACTGACGCGACTCCAAGGGCACCGAGGGCGAGGCTCGCCGCTTTGGTCATCTCCCAGAGCTTGGAGGCTACGGCAGAGATACCAGAGCGCAATTTGCTCAGGCCAGAGACATCGCCGAGTTGCTTCATCTCTTTACGAAATGGTGCAGCGTCGGCGAAGACGGAGACGTTGATCGTATTCTTAGCCATGTTTGACTGCCTTACGGTAGGCTTTGATGATTGCGGATCTCTCAGAGACGGTTAGGTTCCAGTAGGTTGCGGGGGTCCAGTGGAATGCGACGACGAAGGACGCTAGTTCGTTGAGTCGTCGCTGGATTGTTCCCCCGCGTCGTCGCCTATTTCGCTCATGAGGGCCGCGAGAGCTTTCGAGATACCTTCGCCACTGGTTTGCCCTGCGGCGCGCGCGAATAAGCGCTGAGCGGCGTCCAGAGTGATCGCGGCCGCGTCGTCGGCGGTGATGTTGTGCCCCAGGCGGCGAGCAGCGATCTGGGCGAGGTTGGAGACCATGACCGGGAGGCCGATCTCATCGTCACCTAACGGCGCGCCCGTTGATGCCTCGTAGATCGCAAGCTCGGCCATCGTGAGGGACCCGGCGAAGTCAGCGGCGCTGAGCGTCTTAGGTGTTTTTGGTTGCTTCTTGACCTTCGTCATGATTGGAAGCCTTTCGTCTCGAAATTGTTGGATCCGATGATGGTTTGTAGTCCTTTGATGAGGGCTTTCATCGTGTCCTTCTGGGTGTCTTTCAAAGCCTTTTGCAGGAACCTGTTGGCGGATCTGTGGCCTCGTGGCCAGGCCTTCGCGAACGTGGCGGGAGTGCCGTAGTGGACAACTCCCGCATAGGGAACCTTGGTCCCACCGGCGCGGACCACGGCCTTAGTTTTGCCGTGGCCAGCGCGAAGTGTTTCGGTGAGGCGGTGTGTCTCACCGGTGGGTGTGTAGGTGCGTGCCTTATCGACAACGATCATGCCAATGTGGTGCATAAGGTCGGGCATCGCGGCCGTGTCGTCGGCGGCTTTCGAGGCCGCTCGAAGGGTCCGATTCAACCCACGAATTTGGAGTTTGACCGATCCAGAGGAGATGCTGAGAGACTGTTCGGTCATACTGTGATCTCTTTGACTGGTTTGCCGTCAAGGTCGCAGGTCGCCGTGGTGGACCATTCATCAGTTCCCGCTTCGCCACCGAACTCTTCGGGGTATGGGATGGTCAGCTTGCCGGTGTAGAACGGTTGTGTAGCTGACGGCGTTTCGTTCCCGGCGGGGGCAAGGATGTAGGAAACGACGCTTCCGGCATTCTCCCAGAACTTTTGGAACAGTGAAGCGTCGTCGAGGGATTGGACGAAGCCTAGCTCCATTTGGAAGGCTTTGGCTTGACCTTGCCCCATGTCTTCGAACGTAGTGAGGCCTGCGTCCTTGTCCTTAGTCTTGATCTTCCAGCTAGTTAGATCTCCTTTGTATTCGGTGCCGTCGATCTTCAGAGAGAGGGTTGTCCCTTTCATACGTGTCGAGCCCATGGGTTACTCCATTTCTATGGTCGAGTTGAACTTGAGTGTGATGGCTGGATAAATGACGCTTTGGGCGTCTGCGAGGTTGAATAAGCGACCGATTTCACTGAGGTCGGCGGCGCGGTGCGTTTCGATTGCTGCGCAGATTGCACAGATCGCGTTCTCTGCGGCGATCAGTGCCGCTGTGGCTGTCATGGCTTCCAATGTGACGGTCACTGTGTAGGTGGCGGTGAGGTGCCCGAATCGGGTTCCTGGTGCGTAGGCGGGGGCTTCCAGGAGGATCATGGAGGAGTTGAGCACTTCGGGCATGTCACCGGCCACGGTGTATCCCTGCACGTCCTGCAAGGCCGCGGTGAACCGTTCTCGGTCATCGGTTAGTGGGTTGGTCATGCGAATCCTCCTGGGAGGAACGGGTCAAGGATCGGGTAGGCCATTTTGAGGGGGTCTCCCGAAAGACGGACTGCGCCTTCTTGGTCGCCGTAGACTGCGAACACTCCTCCGGGAGACTTGCGGCGCGTATCCATCTCGCTGACCGTGAGATAGATTGCTTCGTCAAGCACGCCGTCTGGAATGTATGCTGTGCCGATGTGATTGGCGATCAGATCCCACGCGGTAGCACACCGTTTGAGGGTGTCTTCTGGGGTGTCCTTGGCCCCAGGGCGGGCCGCTAACGCGGCCGCGACGCGTTCTAGCTGGCCTTGCCCTGGGGTGCGCGTTAGGCTTCCCATCGTACCGGGAGGATCGCCGACGGCGCGGGAGCATAGTGGGCGGCGTATCCGTACACGGAGATGTCAGAGGTCAGCGACTTGACATTCTCTTGAGTCAGGCGTGCGGGCGCGCCTGGGGATTCCAATATTTCGAGCGCTGAAACAGAGTAGGCGCTAAGTGTGCCTTCATCTAGGGATGGTTGGATCTCGGCGTTGATACCGGCGAGTGTTGCGCGTGGGGTTTCGATGGTGATCGTCCCTTGGCGTCCATCGGGGGCGCCTACCCATTGCAGGGCCGTCTCAGTCTTGGGGAGCTGGGCGAGGAACTTCGCCACGTCGGTTGAGATGATCAGTCCGCTCATGGTGTAGATAGATTCGGTGTCATACCACAATGCCATGTCGATGAGGATCGAGGTTAGCGACTTTACGTCGAGATCTGCGAGCGTCGTCTTGCCTGCCTTGATCGGAGATTGGGTGCCCGCAATCACCGCTCCTTCTTCGTCTTTGAGCCCGGTCAGGCGGGACGCGTTTGTTGCCTTGAAAAGGGTACGGGTTGCCGTTTCGATGGTGGTGGCGTAGGCGAGGGCTTGCGCGCGATGGACGGTGTCCAGGTAGGGTTCAGAGGAGCGTTCAATTACTTGACGGGAGAGCGTGGAGTATCCGCCATAGGTGCATACCGGTGCCGATCCGCTCGTGAACTTCACCTTGCCGACGCTGAGAGTGTCACCTTCATTGTCCTGTTTACTGACGGCGACGGTGTTGGATTCGAGTTCGGGGAACTCGATCACGTTACCCGCTTGCGGGAGAGTCATCGAGTGGGTGAAGAGGTTGGTGAGCCTCATCTTGGCGTCCATGAGCTTGATTTCTTTGTCAATCCAGGCTGGGCGCGGATGTCCATCGGCGAGGCCTGCCAGGTCTGCGCTGGCGCGGGTGGCCATCGCTACGGCTGCGTTATCTCCTGTTGCGGCGGCTTTCATATATGCGCCTGCTGAGCGCAGGAACTCCGGCGGACTTGCCGGTTCCTTAGGTTGGCTTGCGAGGGCGACTTTGCGGGAGAGTTCTTCGATTGCTGAGCGTAGGTCTGCTGCTTCGGTCTTGGTCATGAGTTCGGGGTCCATGGGTTTCCTTTCTTTGGAGCGCACCGCTGTTACGGTGGCTTCGTCGTATGCGGGATCAGTGACTAGAGATACTTCGATGAGGGTGGCGCGATTGACCGTGACGAAGGCGTTGCCTTCGCCGTCGAATACGGTTTGCATGGATTCGCGCTCTGGGCGAAAGCCGATAGAGCACGTGTTGAGCGCTCCGTCTTTGGCGAGCTCATAGGCGTCATCACCAGAGCGGGTATGGGAGATCTTCGCGGTGATGTATGCTCCGTCGGCGCGGTTGTCCAACGTGGGCACAGTGCCGATTGTTTCGCGATGCTCAAGGCGTAGCCGGATGCCGTTTGGGGATGCTTGGAGAGCACCGGGGGCGAAGCGCTCGAAGTATCCAGGCCACAGTTCGCGGTACTCTTCGCTATAGGGGACGGCGAGGGCATCGAACTCGCGGGCCTCATCATCGGCGGTGGAGCGGGTGATCGTAGCGTTCCTAGTTTCCAATTTCATTGCTCACCTTTCGCGGGGAGAGCCCTTCGATTTCGCGGGCTTCATCAGAGCTATAGATATTTGAGTCGATGGCGATCTTGTGGGACTCCATGCGGGTCTTTGTGTCCGCGCGCAGGAACGCGTCTAGGTTGAACTTGACGCGTTGGCCGCGCACGGTCAGCTCGGTTAGGGCGTCTTCGATCTCGGAGAGATAGGCCATGAGCGTGAACCGAGTGAAGTTCGTGGTCTCATCGGTGAGATTCGCGTACGTCTGACTGGATCCCTCTATCGAGGCGAGCATCAGCCGGGCAGGGATGCCGAACATTCGAGCGACCATTACCACGTTTGCTTGCTGGGATTCGAGCCATTGCAGTTCGGAAGGATTGAGTAAGAGCCGTTCGTATTTGAGGCCCTTACCTAGGACGGCGGGCCCATCAGTGAACTGGAAGGATGCGGCGGCTTGCTTCTTATACCGGGCCGCTTCCTCGGAGGTGAGGGCCTGCTCGGTGGAGAGAACGCCGGGGGGTGCGGATCTGGTATCCATCCAGTTGTCGGCATAGTTACGCAGGCGCAGAGCGCCGGTCAGCGAGCTCATGCACGCTTGGATAGGTCCGAGTCCATAGACTTCGCCGGGGGTGTGGGTCAGGCGAAGGTGCATCACCTCGCCGGTGATGTCACGGCCGCGATAAGAATAGTGCCGCCGTCCTTGGTCATCGTCGGCTACGTAGACGTGCAGCGGGTTCAAGACGGAAACGTTGACGATGCTTGCGGCGTCGCGGATCACACGCCAATACGCGTTGCCCCGCTGAGCGAGCGAGCTGACTGTTTCCGCTGTGAATTGGCCGAAACTCAGTAGGCCCACATCGGGCTTACGGATGAAACTCGGCACCTGGTCACCGTCTAGGCGAATATCGCCGCGCCACACATCCACCGAGAGCTGCCGTGCTGCCGTCTCGATCACCTGCAAAGCGCGAAACACTGCATCAAGTCCGCGTGGATCTCCCGCATAATCGGCACGCGCCGGAATCGACGGCACCCCACTATCGACACTCTGGTCTGCCTCGGCCGAGCGAGTGATCAAACCCAGGCGTTCAAGTGTGTGCGTGATCTCCATAGCTCAGATCATGAGCCGCGCCCTCTGTCAGTGAAAGCTGTCTGTGACGCGCCGTGAGAGTTTACGGCGCGAGGTTAGAACATTTGGATAACCGGGGCGGAGAGTATTCGGGCTGCACCATCCTGGGCAAGGGCGAAGGCGCGAAGCGCATCAATAGGGCCCGTGGAACGTGAAGCATCGAAGATAGTTGCGCGTGGTGTGGGACGCAATGCGGCGCGCTTGATCGCGTCCACGATAGCCTGCGCGCCATCATGCTCCACTGTCCCGGCGCGCAGGCGATCCAGCGTGGTTTGGCAGGCCGTCGCATACTCGGAGAAGGTCACCACGTCCCCCGAATAATCCCGGGTAGCCAGTTCCTGCAAGATCGTCTGATTCGGTCCTGTGTCATCGGTGATGATACGCCGATATCCTACCGCTGAAAGCTTCACCAACGACGGGATGAGCCAGTCTGTCCCTGAGTGTGTAGCTACCAGTTGCGTTGCCGGATTTCCCTCCATATCGAGCCAGGCGGCGACAACCGTCCCCGCAGTGCCATCGTGTGCGACATCCCACGCGATCACCATATCTTCCGGGCGGGCCGGAATATAGCGTTTTTCGGGAGTAGTGTCCGGGTCATAGTTCCACCGTCGTGAATCAAAGAGGGCGAGGTCGATAGCGGTCTTCTCCTGCTCCGTTTTCAAGTTGAGAAACGAACGCCGCCATTGACCGATCTCCATTCCTTGGCCGAGATCTCGGATCCGCCGGGCGCTCTGCGTGTATCCGATAGCCGGATGGAACGCCAGCGTGGCATCAGCGTACGGATCCGTTTCGGCCAGGTGCTCATCGGCGGACCACTCGAAATAGAACCGGCGGGCCTGCGGGTCACGGGTAGCAAGGCGGCCCAGTTCAACATTGTGATCCATATACGTTGAGTTCGCCGTGCCCATCGTGGAGACGCGTTGGAGTTGGATCAACGTGGGAGTGAGGAAGCCTGGCTTAGCTGCCGTCTCAAGGCCTAGCCCTTCATCGAGGGTGAAAGCCCACTGTTCATCGATACTTACGAAGTTGTTATGATCCCCGTGTAAGGCGTCCATTGTGGGGGCGAACGGCGCAACTAGCGAGCCTTGCGGGAGATAGCGGGCTTCCTCAGATCCTTTTCCCTTGTTGATCTTCCAATCGAGGGCGCGGTTTCCTTCGGCGAGGTGAAGATGATCCACCAGAGAACGCCAGCGTTTCCCGGCGTCTTTGCCGGTCTGCGCGGTCATATACGAGGACCAATCACGAAAGAGCATCGATCCGCCAATATGCTCACTTTCCACAAGATCGGACTTCCCAGCCTGGCGAGGTACCGATATATCACCCTCGGTGTACCAGAGTTCGCCAGGGTGAGAAGGATCCAACTCCCAGGCAACGTTCAAGCAATACCGCTGCCACGGCATGAGCGGATAACCTCGCACAATATGCGCGATACGAGCAACGAGCGGGCCAAGCGTATGGCGGGCCGGATCTCGCCGGGTGAAGTATTTCGGCGCACCCGGCCTAATAGTCTGGTGCGTCATCAGGAAGCTCTCCGGTCATCGCGGTGGTGGTCATCGCGGCGATAATCTCGCCTAGCGTGTCGTAAGCGTCGGACGTTTTCGCGCGGGCTTCGGGAAGCGCGTCAATACCCTCCATCAGCATCTTGTTCAACTGAGCGGTGGCCACGGAGATCTTCCCGGCACGCATCCCCGCATCGACGGCCTTCGCCGTCTGTTTGAGCATCGCTGCCAGCGCGACATACTTACCCGTCAGCAGGCCGGCCTCAGTGAGCTCATGACACACCGAGTCGATAGCCGCCTGGTTCGGCCCAGGGGTGGTGTCATCATCGGGAACAAGTGAAAAGAGTGGTTCAGTCATAATCTTAGTTTTTTTCTAGCAATCGTTGATAATCCGCCGTTTTCTAGTCGTTTTTGTGGAGATTTGGGGAGGGAAGGAAGCTTGGGGCGGGGCTTCCGTGACTCACCCATCAGAAAAACAGCCAATCGAAACCCGCCCCACACTCCGAGATTCTCGCCTGGCCACCGATCCGATTTCCTGCCGCCTCATTACACCGCAAATGCTCCAGGCGTAGGTTCCCGAGGTCATCACTACCTCCACGCGAACGTGGAAGCTGATGCCCAATCGACGGACTCAGCGGGTCAGGATGCTTCCGCCACAAATCAATCACCGCGCCACACTTCGCGCACCTCGTCCCATAGACCATGGCCAGCAGGTCAATAGTCTTGCGCACACGCCGCCCAGTGATCACAACGCCACCGCCCTATCAAGGTCGCGCACACACTCATCAATTTGAGCAAGCAGATCCCGCATAGCCTCAAGATCCTCACACAGGTCCGCTCCCGCGCTGCGGCGCGCCACCGTCAGGCCCGCGTTGAGCACACCCAGCAAGCGCAAGGCCTCCTTCCCGTCATCGGTGACAGGCTCCCACCGTGCTGCCCGCTGTGCCGTAGGGGAAGGAGCCGGAAGAGGCTTACCCAGGATCTCCGCAATCTGGTCACGCCGAAGCCGCTGGCGTAACGCTGTCCACTCCTCATCAGTAGTTGGCTCCACACCGTAGCGCTCCACAGCACGCCAGTTCGCCGCTTTGATTGCCTCAGCATTCTTCTTCCACCTCAGATACTCCGTGGAAAGCTTCCCGAAGCGCATCATTGGCGGGGCCTCACCCACACCAGACAAATAGACCTTACTCATTGCTGACTACTCCATTACTACTCATGCTGAGGTTGGCTCAAACGCAAGCGCTGCGGCCAACGCTGCTAGTTGCCTCTCCTTCTCTGCTTTCAATGCCGCTTCATCTGCTGGGCTTAGCTCGCGTACGCGTGGCTTAGCTGTGCCGCGCGGCTTATGCCGCGCCATAGAGGGCGAATCAACGCGCTTAGCGGCGATGTTTCTTTGTGCGATGATGTGCGCGTTGATTTCGGCTTCCATTGAGCGGCGTCTGTCGTCTGGATGAAGAGAATCTCCCAGCGATGGGAAGATACTTCCCTCGCTAGAGGGGAAGAGGGCGGAAATCATTTCCGCATGCTCTGACCTGCGCTCATACCTTCCCTTGAAGATTTTTCCTGTTGCGCGCATCCGGAACTTTGTCCAGTCCTGCTTCCCGTCCTGTTTCAGGCGTACATCCCTGGCGAGGTAGTGGGCCGTCTCGCGTGCCGAGAGTTCGCGGCGTGCGTTGCGGATCAAGGCCACTAGCTTCTTCTTGACGATCCGAAAGAAGGACGGTATGGGCTTGCCGCGATAGATCCCACCACGGTCCCACTCGATGAGGCCCAGCGCTTCCAGATCCTTCAATGCGGCCCGCGTCGTACGCTCCGTATATCCCGAGGCGCAAGCAATCTGAAACAATGTGGCCTCGCCCTCGCCGCTCATGTCATCACACGCACGATTCACCAACGCATACAACGTGTACCGGCGTGCCCGCATCCTCGAACCTGCGAGGACGCCCCAGCCAGCACGCGAGAACGACCGCATAAGCGATGTGAGCGGCCAATGAGCCGTAACCGGCCTGGAACTACTCATCGCGTCCACCCGCATCCAGCCGAGAGGCGACGATGCCAGCGGCCACGCCAAACAAGATCAAAGATCCGGCAACAATGCCGCGAACCACTGAGCCAGAGACAACGATGTTCAAAGCAACCAACACCGCGACAACGAGACCATACGCCAAATAGGCGAGAATTACAGGATAATTAGGCTTCATCGGACTACCGTTCTAAGGGGATTGAAATGGGACTTTTCCACAAACGCCCGGCAACGCCGCCGGATTACTCCACGCTTCCAAGGCTTGACCTTCTGGGAGCTCCCGAAACCTTTTCTATCTACAAGACCGCCGCCGCCCAGAGGGAAATCCGCGACCTGTATGCTCCTGCGAAGAATGGCGAAATCCTGCTTTACGTCTCCGGAATCAGAGATCCTGATGCGCCCGGAGGAGTTGGAATCGGTGTGTTTTACGGGAAGAAACTGCTTGGAGAGCTTCCATATGAGCGCGTCCCCCGCGCAAAGCGTCGCCTTAAGCGCTACTGCAATGAAGATGGAGCGGCGGCTACGCTCGCCCACATTTCCCAATGGAGCCCCGAGCAAAGACAGAGGATGAGGTCTTGGCCCGAATGGAACATTCGCGTTGATATCTAAGCTCAATTGACTGCTTCCCGCCTGCGAATAAGATCCGCGTCCATCGGCGGAACTTGCACGCCGAGGCGAGCCAGAGTGCGGAGCTCCAATACCTTCCACTGACGGTATCCCGCAAGCTTCGCGTAGAACGTCGCACGGGTAATCCCCAACTGCGCCGCGAGGAAGTCAGCAGAAACACGCTGAGACTTCATAAACCGCTTGATCGACTGCTGACACATATAAGAGTAAACATCCATGCAGAAAATATTACTCACAGTCACACTAATTAGTTGGAAGTAATGGCTGGCGTGTTGCTCATGATTGAATCAAGTTGTTCTAGCCCATACTCTCTTACGTACAGTAAGAATTAGTGGTTATGATTAGGGTATGAGTTCACAACCTGTAACAAGTGATTTTGACGTTTATGACTTCAATGGCATTGTGGCCGAGAATATCCGCGCCTTAGCTGCGCGCCGGCGACGGACGCAGACCGACGTTGCTAGGATTCTGGGAATCACTTCTGGAGCGGTTAGTCTCAAGTACTCCGGTCGGAATCCGTGGAGCCTTTCGGATATTGCTAAAGTGGCTGCGTATCTCGGAACTACGCCTTGGAATCTCGCGACTCCCATAGATGAAGAAAGCGCCCAGCCGAAGCTGAGCGCTGTTTCCGATTTGTACACCGCCAGGGACTCGAACCCTGAACCCATTGATTACGCATACGACCTGGTAGACGACGCCCCTTTGACTACGGTTGCCGATCTAAGTCTATACCGCGCCCGGTTGGCCGCCTGACTCAATGGCGGGGTATAAGGTAGACCATGATTGAGACTTACTTACGGCATCTGCGCGCCGCTGGGCAGGCCAAAGGCACCGTTCACAACCGCTTCCGCTGGCTTACCCGCGTCGAGGATGCTATCGGGAAACCGCTGGCGGAGGCATCAACGGTGGACCTAGAACGGTTCCTAGCTGAGGGTGAATGGGCACGGGAGACGCGTAGATCTGCAACGTCAGTGTTGAGCGGATACTTCAAATGGCTGTACGCGACGGGCCAGCGCCTCGACAACCCTACGGCAACGTTGCCGAAGGTCAAACCGTCGGAGCCGACGCCACGCCCAACACCAGAGAAAGTAATCCACCAGGCGCTTGCTGAGGCAGATGATCGAGCGCGCCTCATGATCCGGCTCGGAGCTGAGGCAGGACTGCGCCGCTGCGAGATCTCCCAAGTGAACGTCAACGACATACTCCCGGATCTTCTCGGTTTCTCTCTTCTCGTACACGGCAAGGGAGGAAAACTCCGGACGGTCCCACTCAATGATCCATTAGCACGGGATGTTAGACGCGCGTGCATGGCGGGAGGCGGCTGGGCATTCCCTGGCGGGGTGGCCGGGCATCTCGGAGCGGCCCGCGTTGGGGAGATCATGACAGACCTGCTTCCTGCCGGCATTACGCCGCATTCGTTGCGGCATCGCTTCGCCAGCAAGGTCTGGGCTGAAACGGGTGGCGACCTACTCACCGTAATGAAACTGCTTGGTCACGCGTCACCAGACACAACCCTGCGCTATGTGGCAATGGGACAAGACAAACTACGCAACGCCGCACTCACTGCGGCGCTCGCTGCTTAGGAAAGGCTGGACTGGTTATGTATTCGAGGCGGCTTAGGCGCTGTTTGATGTCTTTCTGGTCGTCGCGTACTTCGCCGACTTCGTGGCCGACGAGGCGGCGCACTTCGCCTACGTCGGCGCGGGTAGCCATGTTTGCTTCGATGCGGTGGACGGCGTCAGCGAGGTGGGAGCCGTGGTTGGGCATGAGTTGCGCTGTGTCTCTTCGGACCTTACGCAGGCCTCGTAGCTGGACTATGACGCCACCGATGGCGGTGACGAGTGCTGCGAGGCCTGCGAGCCCGCCGAGGTCGGCGAGGGTGTTCACTTAGGCTCCTGTTGCGATTGCGGTGTCTGTGCGGTCGGGGTCGGCCAGGGATGTGAGGATGGATAGGAGGACGCCTCCTAGGGCGATTCCTGCGGCTTGGGCGAGGTCCATGGACCAGATCGAGGCTCCGACGGTTAGGACGGATACGGCGGTCTGGGCACCGGTTTTTATGGCTCGTTCGGCCGCGCCGATCCAGAAGGTTTTCTTGGCGTATTTCATTTGGTGGATTCCTCCTGATTGGTTTGAGTGATTCCTAGCTTGTCGGTGATGAGGCGGAGTGTTTTGAGGACGCCTCCGGGGGTGCCGAAACTGGTTTCGTCGGTTTTGAACAGCGCGTCATCGATCGCTTTCAGCGTGCCGAGGGTTCCAGCGCGAGTGTCCCGGCTGGTGGGGGTAGTGATGAAGGTGCCATCGTAGACGGCGTTGACCTTTTTTGCCATCGCTTCAACGCGGGTAGCGATCTTGTTGTCGCGGGTACGGTCTGCGTCTGTGTACATATCGTCTTCTTCCTGTGGTTGATCATTTGGGATGATGCGGCGCACCGTCCAGTACGTCGCAGACTGGAGTAGGCTCCAGCTAGTAATTGCATGCTCGGTAGGCCCATACCCAGGGCCGCCGTGGCCGATGGAGATCCCGTCACCGATCCAGATTTCTACGTGGGAGATCACTCCGGGACGTGAGCTGTCGATTGCCATGCAGATAAGGTCGGCGGGTTTGAGGTGTGATTGGATCGCGATAAACGCGGCATTCGCACCACCACGATTCCCGCGCCAGGAAGCTACCTCCACGCCGTCGTTCGCCTGCTGGTAGGACATACTGCCGATCGTGTATCCGTGGGATCCGTAGACGGCTTGGGTGAAATCGCTACAGTCCCCAGCCTTGCGTGTTTTGAGCTGGGCGAGCGTGGCACCGATCCACGTGTTCGCGTATTTGAGTTGGCTTGTGAGAGATCGTGCTGTGGCAAGGACGGCTTGCTGTGCTTGGTCTGCGGACATGAGTGGTCTTCTTCTTTCTTATGCGACGACGGCGATCCAGTTGACACGGACGGATTTGTTATCTACTTGCGAGGTTCCTTTGAATGCTTGGATATTGAAATGCTCCGTGGTCATCGTGGAGTATCCCGTGCCGATGTGAGTGGCCGAGGCCACGTCCCCGGATGAGGTCACGACTGTGTAGACACAATTCACGGTCTCCCCGAATGCCACCTCTGCGGCCCCATTTGAGTTCGTTGTGACGACGGATGAGCGCGCAATGAAGCGAATACGCGGGGTGTCAGGTACGGTCCCAACGATCTTCTCACCGGGAGTTGTAACCACCGTTTCAATGGTGGTGGCTAGTTCGGTGAAGTTCGCGTTGAGGTTGGCGGCGGTAAGGAGTTCTCCGTCTACGAATGTTCTCATTGGGTTTTCCTTTCTATGAGGTCCAGAGTGGTTTGCCATGACCGTGGGGTGATGGTGTGGTGGATCTCGGTGATGTGGGCGAGGGCTAGTGAGGAGTTGCGGTAGGAGGTTTCTAGAGCGTCGTAGAGATCTAGGTCTATGAGCGTGGTGATTGTCGTGTCGTCGTGGATGTTTCCGGTTTCGTCCCAGGGGTGGCAGGTGATTTGGGAGAGTGCTTGGCGGGGAACATAGTCGGCGGTGAGTTCGGCCAGGAGCGCGGCTAGTTCTGTGGTGGATGCGGCGGCGGTTTCTATGGTGGCGGTGGTGTGACCGTAGGAGGCTTCTAGGGTCGGATTGGTGGCGCTAAGGGTTTGCGTGGTGCCAACCCATTCGCCGC